GGGAGATCTGCGGGATGAAAATGCCGGCGCTCAGCAATGCGAAGGCGCGAGGTAAAATCCGCGTGGATGATAAACGGCGGGTAGATACGGCTGACCCGCTTAACGCAATATTTCTTGAACAACGCCTCGCGGGCAAGTCGCCGGCCGCGCCTGCCGGGGCTCCGGTGCCCAGCTCTGCGACTGAATCGGCCGAAATCCAGGGGGAAACTGTGGATGAAAAGCGCCCGGGCGGGGAGATGTACAGCCTGGAGCGGGAAAAAAAGAGCATCGATATTGAGCGGGCACGGCAGGAACTCGAGCTTTCGGAGCTTAAAAAGCAGAAAATCCGTGGCGAGGTGATCCCAACGGCCATTGTTCGGACCGCATTTGCCCAGCTTTTTGGGGCTTTTTCGTCGTCTTTTAAGCAGGAAATCGAGAATCTTATCGTGGAATGGACGCAGATCATGCACCTAAACCGCAACCAGCAGGCCGATCTGCGCAAGCGGCTGGTAAAAATTCTGAACCAGGGCATCGATAAAGGCGTGGAGGAGGCGAAGACAAACATCGACAACGTGGTGATGGAGTTCCGGAGGGATCAATGATAGACTACAGGGATACGGTCTTTGACCTTTTTGAGAGCGCGCGCCAGCACGTCTCTGACATCAAGCCATCAGTGTGGGCAGAGTCTCATCGCGTGATGTCATCCGAAATAAGCCAGTACCCGGGGCCATTCAGCTACGATCGCACGCCATATACCCGGGAAATCGTAGATAATTTCTCTCCAGACAGCGCCATGCGCATCATGGCTGTTATGAAAGGGGGGCAAATCGGGCTTTCAGCAGGCGTTATAGAGAACGGAATAGGCTGGATCATAGACCAGGCGCCAGGGCCGACGCTCTTTTTGTCAGGGCACGAGGAGCTTTCTGAGGAGATGATGAACACCCGGATCGATCAGATGATCGAATCGTGCGGGCTGCGGGGCAAGATCCGGCCCAATGTCATCAAGAGAAAGAATCAGCGGACGGGGGATACGGCCAAACTGAAGGAGTTCCGCGGGGGTTATTTGCTTGCCGGGGCGGCCGGCAACCCAAAACTGCTGCGTCAGCGGTCGGTGAGATACGGATTCATCGACGATTTCGATGGCGTGCGGCAGGGGACCAATCAGGCGGGCAGCACCACCTCGCTGATCGAACAGCGGTTTGCTGCTTACTACGATCGGATGAAGCTGGCCTATATCTCTACCCCTGAGCTGGAGTCCACATCGAACATCAAGCAGGTATTCCTAAAGGGCGACCAGCGGTATTACAACGTACCATGCCCACGGTGTCATGAACACATCCCAATCCTTTGGGAAGTCGATATATCGGGCACAGATGGCCGGGAAAAGGCCGGGATTACCTGGCGATTAGATAATCATGGGCTGCTTATACCAGGCTCTGTGGGGTATATATGCCAAAAATGCGGTAAGTTTTTCACTGATCAGACTAAGTACCAGATGAATCTTGATGGGTTTTGGGTCCCCAAATGCGAAGGATCGGAGGCCGGGTACTTCTCTTACCACATATCCTCCCTGTATGCGCCCCCTGGAATGTACGATTGGGAGCACTATGTACGGAAATATTTGGCCGCTAACCCACCAAATGCGCCCCGGGTGGAGCTGGATCACCAGGCTTTTGTCAACCTTTGCCTGGGGGAAACATACGAAAAGCAGGGGGAAGCCCCGAAAGCCAACGACCTGCAGAAGAACCAGCGGGCATATGCTGCCGGCGTGATCCCGGAGAGTGTGTCCGTGGCAGATGGAAATGGAAAAATCATCATGGTCACCTGCGCGGCCGACTTAAATGGAAAGGTGGAGGATGCGCGCCTGGATTACGAGATATTGGCGTGGTCGGAGAGCGGGGCCAGCTACTCGATCAAGCATGGCTCCATAGGGACGTTCGTTTTAGCGGAGTCACGCCGGAAGGACCGGAAGGATAGAGCCCATTGGACCTACCATTTCAGCGGCGAACGCAGCGTTTGGACTGAATTTACAAAGGTCAGGCTTGCGGAACTACCCACCGATACGGGTCGAAAGATGAAAATCATGTGCACGGCGCTGGATTGCGGGCAGTTTTCGACCCAGGCCTATGCCTATATCGATAACACGGTGCCCCTGATCCTGGGGGTAAAGGGCCGGGACGACACGAAATTTAGCCGTTTCGTCGCCGATTACACCCCATTTAAGATCTCCCAAGAGCGGAATAATCTCTACCTCATAGAGGTAAACCGGTACAAAGACGACATTGCTGCCCGCATGCGGCTGCCCTGGAGTACGCTGGATGAGCGCCAGCCGCCCGAGTTCATGAACTTCCCGGCCGCCGTGGGTGAACAGTACACGTACCAGAACTATTTCAGTCACTACGAGGCCGAGCATCGTGTGGAGCACAAAGAGAAAGGGGAGATGAAGTGGATGAAAAAAAACAGTGCGGTGTACAACCACATGTTTGACTGCCGGGTTTACAATAATGCCCTCAGGGACATAATTACCGACATGCTGCTTCGAGAGCACAAGATCAAGGGCGGCACCTGGCGGGATCTGGTAAATTTTATTTTGCGGAAAAATTAAAAAAGTACTTGCTTTTTTAAAAAACCTGTACTATCTTTGATCCATCAAACACAAAAAGGTTATGATATCCTGGGAAGAAGCAATGATGATCGCATGTAACAAAGTTCAAATGGGAGAAATGTCAACTGATCAAGCTAATGTTTACGCTGTGCAGCTTGTTGGCGCTCGCCTAATAAAGGCTACTCTTCGCAAAGAAGTTCGTGCGGCCCTGAATGCTGCTGTAAAAGCTGGCGAACTTGGGCATATCAAAAAGGATGGATTGAAAGCAGAGGCCTATCACCACAATAACGGCAGGACCCGCGCTCTCGATTTGATCGAGGCTGATTTCAGAGATAACATGTCAAAACTTAAGGGGGTATTCGCATGAAAACCAGAATCTACGCAACTATGACCCCTACTGGTGCGAACATAACGACTGCGGTCTCTAAGAGAGAGGCTGCTGCCCGGCTCGGTGTTAAGATCACTGAAGTTTACATCTACTAACCTATGCCGGAACGGGAATATATATCGCCATTCACGCACATGTATTTCAATAGGATAACCCTTTTGCGGTATATCTCATTAATAGGCGACAGGAAAAGCATATCGTTCCGGTTCAGGGCTTTCAAAAAGTGGATTAAAAAGCTATATCGCAATACAATTAAACCCTGGGTACGGAGGATATCCGCCGCAACATGAAAAAAATCGCAGTAATTATCACGCTCGGGCTGGCCATTGTGGCTTCCATTGGAACCGTAACCGATCATCAGCACTCTGTGATCCGCACTGAGCAAACAGAATGCCTCGTAACGGCGACGTTTTCGGGGTTGGTTTAGTAATCACTACAGAGAAGCGCGAGACGATAGGGGCCGACGTAGCGCGCTATAGCTGGCGGGACCGCTCGACAGCAAGTGGCCGGAACACACTAAACCTTTGGCCTGATGGACTGTAAATCCAGCAGCAGCCTAAAGTAACTTTGCAAAAAAACCCTCGCCTGCGGAAATATTTGACACGGGCCGCAGGCGAGGAATATCGGACAGGTGGCGTAGTGGTAAACGCTGTGATCTTTTGATCACCATAGGACACCGAGAATTTCAATGAGGGTAAATCGACTGAGGGGTGTAGAGGTCACTCGGGCATACTGAAATGTATGCGCCTTCATTGAGAGAAAAAATCGCAGGTTCGATTCCTGCCCTGTCCTCATGTCAGGCCCTACGACGGCAACCAGAGAGCAATAATAGATAAGCGGTTGCGGTCTGCTTTACGAGTTATTGCGGACCATTAAACGGACAGGTGGCGAAATAGGTAAACGCGCAGGAAAGAAAGCCTGTGGGGCGCAGACTAAAAAATAAAGTCCCCTTGATGGTTCGACTCCATCTCTGTCCACTGATTATCAAAAACTATCTACTACCAATGGAACAAAAAACAGTTAAGGGATTCAAAGTTTTCAATCCTGATTTTACATGCAAAGGCGTGCAATTCGAAGAGGGGAAAACATTTGAGATCGATGGGCCAATTCAAATTTGCCATCGCGGCTTGCATTTCTGCACAAAGGCATCGCATTGCTTTTCATATTACACTTTCGATCCGAATAACATAGTTTGCGAGGTTGAGGCAATCGGCGAGGTTCAAGGACACGACGAAGATTCCAAGATGTGTACTGACAAGCTGAGGATTTTACGTCGCCTGACATGGCAGGAGGTTCTCGTAGCCGCAAATGAAGGAGCTAATAACACAGGGCATTCGAACAGCGGCAACTGGAACAGCGGCAACAGGAACAGCGGCGACAGTAACAGCGGCTACAGGAACAGCGGCGACAGTAACAGCGGCTACAGGGCTGGCGGCGCTTTTTGCTCCGACCCGAATCCTAAACTGATCATTTTCGACAAGCCTTGCGAGATGACTATTTTGGATTGGGAGAGATCAGAAGCTGTTCAGATCATGTCACGTTTATTGGAAAATACGATGTGGATTTATTCTGAAAACATGAGTCCCGAGGAAAAGCAGAAAAACCCTTCACATGAAACTACAGGCGGATATCTGAAGGTAAAAACGATGAAAGAGGCATGGGCAGACATGTGGGGTAACCTGGGAGATAACGAGAAGGCTGTTTTTACCAAACTTCCTAACTTCGATTCGCAAATATTTGAGAGGATAACAGGTATCAATATCAAGTAATTCGAAAAATGTTTACGAAGTAAACTCCGCTTTCTGTTACTTAAACTCACCTATCGATAAAATGAAAATAGCCGTCCTTATACCTGACCGAGGCGATCGCCCTAAACTGATGAGCAACTGCCTGCGTATGATGCAGGCACAGACTTTAAAGCCACATACAACCATAATCATGAGCGGCCGGCCGGAATCTGATAAATGTGACATCACATACAGATATCGAGAAGGCTACGAATTGGCCACAAAAATGTGGATGTATGCTTTTGGTTATGGGATTGACGTAATCGCCTTCGTCGAGAATGATGACTGGTACGCGCCCGACTACCTGGAGACCATGGCGCGCGAGTGGGATGCCCATGGGAGGCCGGAAATTTTCGGCACCAACTACACTATTTACTACCACCTTAAGCTCAAACGGTACTTTATCCTTGAGCACTATGACCGGGCGAGCGCGATGAACACGTTTATCAAGCCAGGTCTACGCATTACCTGGCCAGTAGATGAGGACCCATACACAGACATGCACCTGTGGCAGAACTGCGGCCTCAGGGGCGTTACCTTTCGACCTGGGCGGCATATCTCCATCGGGATGAAACATGGAGAGGGGATGACCGGCGGGGGCTGGCACCGCGACAAGCTAGACCGGTTCAAGACAGAGGACGGCGGCCTACTGCGGGATAACCTGGATCCTGCTAGTTTTGAGTTTTATAATAACTACTTCAATGGCCATTAAAAATTATACATCATCTGTCCCCGCTGACCGGTCCATTCTTTCGATCGAGAAAACATTGATTGAAATAGGCGCTACTCGGATAGCGAAGGAATACAAAAACGGGAAGGTGGTGGCCATCAGTTTTTCAATCCAGCGCGGCGATGGTGTGGTGCCGTTCATGCTGCCAGCTAAAAAAGAACCGATCAAAGCACTTTTTTTGAAACGCTACAGGCGCCCCTCGCGCGCGCAGGCGGACGCGTGTGAGCAGCAGGCCGAACGTACCGCGTGGAAGAACGTAAAGGAATGGGTGGAGCTTCAGGCGACAATGATTAAGCTGGAGCAGGTTGAGTTCATGGAGGTATTCATGCCATATATCTACTTCCTGGATGACGGCAAAACACTTTTCGAGAGAATGAAGAGCAACGACTTTAAACAAATTTCAGCATGATATCAATTTTACACCCGAGCCGGCAGAGACCGGAAAAAAGTTTTGAAACCTGTAAAAAATGGTTGGATAAATCTGGCTTACATTCTGCAGAAATTATCGAGCTAATTATTAGCGTAGATCAGGATGATCCTGAACTGGAAGGGTACAAAGCACATAAGACACTGAGAGACATCACCGGCAGGGCTATAACCGGCGGTGCAATTATCCATGAAAACAGGTCGGCAGTGGACGCCATCAATCGTGCCGCATTGGCTTCTCGTGGTCAGATATTGATTGTTGTATCGGATGATACAGACTGCCCGGGAGATTGGGCAGTAGATCTCATCAAGGCTGTCGAAGGGAAAACCGACTGGATTGCCAAGTGCCCGGACGGCATTCAGAACTGGATAATCACGATGCCGATTATGGACCGTGCCTATTATAAACGGTTCGGATACATTTATCATCCGGAATACAGGCATATGTTCTGCGACACCGAGATCACCTGCGTGGCCGACCTACTGGGGCGAAAAATAGATATTCCGATAACATTTCCACATCTCCACCCGGGGCATGGTCACGGGACTCCTGATGCACTCAACGCGCGCGCGGACGCTACCTGGCAGCAGGGCGAAGATCTTTTTCTTTCCAGGCTGAAGAAAAATTTTGATCTTGCCGAGGCCGATATCGTCGGTAAGATCACCGATGAATCATATCGTGCCTGGATTGCCAACAAACTGAAATAATGACGCTTTCAATCCTCATTCCCACACTGCCCGAACGGTTCGGCTATTTGAGCCGACTGCAGGCCATCATCATGCCGCAGGTTGAGAAGTACCACGGCGAAGTAGAGGTACTATACCATGATGGCGGCAGATCATACACCACGGGGGAGAAGCGTAATAACCTTCTCGCTCGCGCGGCAGGTACGCATGTGATGTTTTTGGATGACGATGATCTGGTATCGAAAACATACGTTCATGACATAGTGGGCGCAATCAGGGACAAAAACCCAGACGTTGTTACTTTTTGCGGATGGATGACAACGGATGGGGCCGCTCATATAGAATTCATCATACGGCTTGGGGAGAAATACGAGGCCAGAGACGGTAAGTATTACCGATTCCCCAACCATATCACTGCCATGCGAAAATCACTAGTGCAACACTTTCAATTCCCTCACGTCAATACGGGCGAGGACTACGCCTGGGCGCTGCAGATCCACAACGCTGGGGTTTTAAAGACAGAGGTACATATTGATAAGCCTCTCTATCACTATGACTTTCGAACTAACAAGTAAAACCAATCACCATGCAGAAATTTTCACAAAACGATGAGGAGAGCACCATCATCGATTATTTCAGAGCAAAACCGACAAAGGCGGCCACATTTTTGGATCTCGGGGCAAATGACGGGGTAACCCTGTCCAATACCCGCAAGCTTGTGCAGCACGGATGGCACGGCGTACTGGTAGATGCATCTCCGAAAGCCTTTGAGCGGCTGAGGTTAAACTGCAAAGGGTGGGAGGGACTTTCATGTTACCACATCGCACTTGCTGCCTATGACGGCAAGATAACCCTGCAGGAATCCGGCGAGCTGCTGTCTGATAAAGACGTGGCGCTGGTCAGCTCCGTTAATCAATCTGAGGTGGACCGGTTCAAACCGGCCGTGCGTTACGAGTCCGTGGTGGTACCATGCTTTACCTGGGCGACGTTCCTTGAGGCGAGCCCGATCAAAAAATTCGCGATGATCTCGATGGATATTGAGGGATCTGAGTTGGATGTACTGCCGCACATGGATCTTTCGTATACGCAACTGCTGGTGATCGAGTGGAACGGCAGGGAAGATCTGCGCCGGGAATACGACAAATACCTGCATGGGTTCAAGATCATCTATACATCTGGTGAAAATTTAATATACGCGCGATGAAATTGTTTGTTTGGCGCGGAGAAGGCATACTGACCGACTATACGAATGGGATCATGTTTGCCATTGCAAAGGACGTTCATGAAGCCAGAAAGATGATATATGATCAGGCGAAAAATGATGTGGAGAATGATATCGTTTCAAGACAATTTTTTGAGGATAATCTTTCTCCTGAAATGCTTGATGGGCTTTCTCGTGACCCAGAGATTTTTGAAAGAGGTGGTTTTTATTTAATGGGAGGAGGATAACAATGAAAAAAACAGTAGTCTCTTTCGCCGATGGCGTCGGCAATTATGCAAAGGCTATGATGAGGCTGGAGCAATCCCTGCGGGCAATAAACTTTGACGGTACGGCTAAGATGATTAACGATTATGCGCACATCGATAGCCCGTTGCACAAGGGTCCGAAGGAGCATGACCCAGTGCCCTATGCGTTCAAACCATGTTCTATCCGGAAAGCTTTCGAAGAAGGTGCAGACCTGGTCCTATGGTGCGACTCCGTAGTCTATGCCACCAAATCCGTTAATCCTATCTTTGACCACATCGACCGTCATGGATATTTATTGTTCGATAACATTGGATTTACTATAGGTGACTACACCTCAGACGCTTGTCTTTTAAAGCACGGGATGAGCAGAGAGGAGGCATTCACTGAGCCTATGATAATGGCTTGCGTTATGGGCTTTAAGCGGGGCGATCCATTGGCTGATGCATTTTTGAAATACTATATTGATGCTGCTTTCGATGGCGTCTCTTATCTGGGTGATTGGACAAACCAAGATCTACAGGTGAGTAATGACATGCGCGTGAAGGGCCACCGGCATGATCAGTCGGCCGCGAGTATCATAGCCGCTCAGCTTGGCATGGATCTCACTCGCGCGCAGGATACATATTTTGCCTACACGTCACACAAGGGCATTGTGCCCATTGCTGATAGCGTGTGCCTTTGGAGTGAAGGAATTTAAACAGGGGAGCAGCTGACTCTGCCGCAAAATATATGAAAGTTTGTAGAGCAAAATTCCGCTGTACGGAAGTAAGATCGAGCCCTGAAGGCGCCACGCCTGGCACGCATGTTACGCTGGTTCCTGTGACCACCGACAGCGAAGAGAACGAGTCAATTTACAACATGACCCCGAGCGGCGCCATCACCATGGGAACGGTAAACCCGAATGTGCAATTTACTGAGGGCACGGAGTACTACGTTGACTTTACGGATGCCACTCCGGCAACAACTGAAGCGGCGCAGGCTGCTGAGTAAAACCACAAACCACTATTTTTAACCATGGGGGCCGGACGGGATACCTATCTGGCCCTCTCTTTAAACAGCTTACCTATGGGAATAACAGCATCAGATATTGAGCTCATTCAGCTCGCGTGTCACCAAAAAAAGGACATCAAGACGGTTTGCGAACTCGGCAGCCAAAACCTCTACCGCCCCGGCGATGATCAGGTAAAACCACCATTCGCGAAATTTTTTTACGAGTCGTTGGGCATGGAGTATACTGCCATTGATATGGCGTGCGACAACGGGGCTATGCCTTGGGACCTTTCGCAAAGCATACGGAAGTTCACAGGTATCACGTTCGATCTGATAACCGATTTTGGGACCTCTGAGCACGTGGTGGCTAATATGCCCATGGTAAAGCATACATTCCATGATGGCCATATCAACTCAGTATACCCCACGTCCCAGCCGACACCTGAGCAAATCAAATGTGGATATTATGAGTGCTGGAGGAACAAGCACAATCTGTTGGCGCTGAACGGTATTATGATAAGCGTGAACCCGAAAACTGGGAATTGGCCGGAGCATGGATACACCTACATCAATACAGACTTTTATAAGATGCTGGCCGGCTTGATGGGCTATGAGGTGTATTGGCTAAACGAGAACGAGGCTATGGGCAATCCGAACGCGGTCAACATCGAGTGTGTCCTGCGGAAGGTGATCGATAACGAATTCATGAGTTTCGAGGATTTCCAAACCTGTGACCAGTTCCCCGCATGATAAAGAAGCTTGCCGCGATATACAACGTATTCGATTCTATCGAGCTGCTGCCCGGCTCGATGGCCTGTTTGAAAGATCATGTTGATCTGTTCATTGTTGTATGGCAGAATACTTCCAACTACGGGGAGGGCTATTATGAGTTCTCTAAACTGCTGGCACCTGATTCATTTGCCGGAATAGACCTGAACAAGGTACACCTCCTGCGTTATGATCCACGGGTTGAGATGGGCGGCGCTATGAACGAGCGGGCGAAGCGCGTTATGGGTTTGGATGCGGCCCGGATGATGAGCTGCACACACTTTCTCCACATCGACTGCGATGAGTATTATGAGGACTTTGGAGCTGCGAGGGACGAATACCTAGCTGCCGGTTCCGCTGGATCCGTAGTTAGACTATGGACGTATTTTAAAAAGCCTACTCTGCGCGTGGATCGGCCCGAGGATTACTATGTGCCATTCATCCACCGCATCGATGATCTGACCAACACCGGCACAAGCTCTTACCCGTTCTGGGTAGATCCAACGCGCACGGTAAACATATCGGACGTTAAGCTGCTTGAGAACACGTGGATGCATCATTATTCGTGGGTCCGTAAGGATATTGGTCTGAAAGTCAGGAATTCCAGCGCGAAAAAGAATCTGCAGCGCGGAACCATGCTGCAGGATTGGAACTCGCCTGAGGTTGGGCCAGGTTTTTATGTCCGAGATTGGCAAAGAAATCTCGTAGAAGTTGAGGATATTTTTGCCCTTTTGCCCATTTTTGAATCCTGATTTGCTCATGCGTAACGAAGTTTAGGTTGGGAAGCCGGTGTA